GGAGATACTAAAATGACTAATCTTACAAGGTATACTGCTGCGGATCTTCCTAATCTAATGGATAAGATCACAAGAAACAGTATTGGACTGGATGAATATTTTGATCGTTTGTTTAATCTTCACGAAACAACTTCAAATTATCCTCCATACAACTTGGTTCAAGTTAATAGTGTAGAATCACGATTAGAACTTGCACTTGCAGGATTTAACAAAAAAGAAGTTTTTGTTTATACTCAAGATGGAAAACTTTTTGTTGAAGGGCAAATTGAAGATAAGGGATCCTCCGATTCTTATCTTCATAGAGGAATAGGTAAAAGATCCTTCACCAGATCTTGGACGCTTTCTGATGATACAGAAGTTAGATCTGTTGATTTTGAGGATGGACTTTTGAATATTACTTTGGGGAGAATTGTTCCAGATCATCATAAGAGAAAGGATTATCTCTAAATATATAAGTCTACCCAAATATCGTTGCTATAGGGAGGTGACTGGCAAAAACCAGTTGACACCTCCTTTTTCTTGTGATATAGTACTAATAGGTATGGAGTAAAAATGACTGTAAAACTTTTGTTGCTTAAGTCTGGAGAAGACTTAATTTCAGATATTAAAGAAATGGTTTTTGGTGAAGATGAAGAAAAACGAATCATCGGATATTATCTAAACAAACCTTGTATTGTTAAGATGAACTCTCCCAATCTTCTCACCGAAGAAAATGAAGACAAAGGTCCTCAAAAAATGGGATATCAAGTTCATCTTCATCCCTGGATGCCTTTGAGTGCTGATGAAGAAATCCCTGTTCCTGCTGATTGGGTTGTTACAATTGTAAATCCAACAGAAAAATTAAAACAAATGTATGTTGATGATGTCGTAAACTATGGAAAAAACAATCAAAGTGTTAGTTCTGACGAACAACCAGATATTGGTCTCGCAGATTGAAGAAGTTGGTGCTGATATAGGAGAACCAGATTGCAAACTTATCAAACCATTTGCAGTTTCTAAAGATCAAACTTTAGAACCATTTCTAATGGGATACACAAAGGAAGATACTTGTATGATGAGTTCTGAAAAGATTCTCACACTCGTAAATCCCACACCTACACTTCTTGAAAAATACCAGGACCTTACTAAGGAATGACTCAAAAATTTTATACTAATGTTCAGTTGATTGGAAATCAGTTTCTAGTTCGTGGAGTAGAGAATGGCAAAAGGTTTGAAACGAGAGATGAGTTTTTTCCAACTCTTTTTGTAAATAGTAAAAAAGAATCAAAGTATAAAACTTTAAGTGGAGGTAATGTAGAACCAATTAAACCTGGAACTGTTCGTGATTGTCGTGAATTTTATAAAAAGTATGGTGAAGTTGATGGTTTTGAAATTTATGGAAATGATAGATACATTTATCAATACATCTCAGAAAAATATCCTGAAGATGAAGTAAAATTTGACATTAGTAAAATTAAATTGGTAACTCTTGATATTGAGGTTGCTTCTGAAAGTGGGTTTCCTGATGTAGAATCTTGTTCAGAAGAAGTACTTGCAATCAGTATTCAAGATTATACAACTAAAAAAATTGTTACCTGGGGAGTTAAACCATTCAATAATGTGCGTGATGATGTAACTTATCACTGTTGCGAATCTGAATATGCACTATTAAATTCTTTTATTAATTATTGGATGGATGATGTCCCTGATGTTGTAACTGGATGGAATATTCAACTTTATGATATCCCTTATATTTGCAAAAGATTAAATCGGGTTCTTGGTGAGAAGTTAATGAAACGCCTCTCTAACTGGGGTCTTGTGACTGAAGGTGAAATCTTTATCACTGGACGTAAGCACATTACCTTTGATATTGGAGGACTCACTCAATTAGATTATCTTAACCTTTATAAAAAATTTACTTATAAAGCACAAGAGTCATATCGTCTTGATTATATTGCAGAAGTAGAACTGGGGCAGAAAAAATTAGACCACTCAGAGTTTAATACCTTTAAAGATTTTTATACGAAAGGGTGGCAAAAGTATATTGAGTATAACATCGTTGACGTAGAACTTGTTGACCGGTTGGAAGACAAGATGAAATTGATTGAACTTGCTCTTACAATGGCATATGATGCTAAAGTAAATTATGCTGATGTATTTTATCAAGTTCGTGTCTGGGACACGATTATCTACAATTATTTGAAGAAAAGAGATATTGTAATTCCTCCAAAAAGTAAATCTCAAAAGAATGAAAAATATGCAGGTGCTTATGTAAAAGAACCAATTCCCGGTAAGTATGATTGGGTTGTTAACTTTGACTTGAATAGCCTATATCCCCATTTGATTATGCAATTCAACGTGAGTCCAGAAACTCTTATTGATGAAAGGCACCCAACTGTTACTGTAGATAAGATTCTTAATCAAGAACTTACATTTGAATTGTATAGTGATTATGCAGTATGTCCTAATGGTGCTATGTACCGTAAGGATGTGCGAGGGTTCCTTCCCGAACTTATGGAGAAAATGTATAATGATCGTGTTGTATATAAGGAGAAGATGATTAAGGCAAAAAAACAATATGAGAAGAAAAAAACAAAAGAATTGGAGAAAGAGATTTCAAGATGTAATAATATTCAAATGGCAAAAAAGATTTCTCTTAACTCCGCCTACGGCAGTGTGGGAAATCAATATTTCAGATATTATAAGTTAGAAAACGCAGAAGCAATCACTCTTTCGGGGCAGGTTGCTATTCGTTGGATTGAAAGTAAGATGAATACATATTTCAATAAACTTCTTAAAACTCAGGATGTCGATTATGTTATTGCTTCTGATACTGATTCCATTTATCTTCATATGGGTCCTTTGGTCGAAACTGTATACAAGGGAAGAGAGAAAACTACTGAAGGCATTGTTTCGTTCCTTGATAAGATCTGTAAGGTGGAACTTGAAAAGTATATTGAAAGTTGCTACCAAGAACTGGCAGAATATATGAATGCCTATGACCAGAAGATGCAAATGAAACGAGAGAATATTGCTGATCGGGGTATATGGACTGCTAAAAAACGTTATATTCTAAATGTCTGGGATAGTGAAGGAGTTAGATATACTGAACCCAAACTTAAAATGATGGGTATTGAGGCAGTTAAATCTTCAACTCCAGCACCTTGTCGTAAAATGATTAAGGATTGTTTAAAGATTATGATGAATGGAACTGAAAATGAAGTGATTAATTTTATTGAAAAAGCACGTACAGAGTTTAAACATCTTTCCCCCGAACAAATTTCATTTCCCCGATCAGCATCAGACGTACAAAAATATAAATCATCATCTTCAATTTATTCCAAGGGAACTCCAATTCACGTTCGCGGAGCACTTCTGTTTAATCATTATATAAAGGAAGCAAAACTAACAAACAAATATTCACTTATACAAAATGGAGAAAAGGTTAAATTTATTTACTTAAAAAAACCAAATACAATTCATGAAAATATTATTTCATTTATTCAAGAATTTCCTAAAGAATTAAATCTTGACAAATACATTGATTATGAGTTACAATTTGAGAAAGCATTTTTAGAACCACTCAAAATCATTCTTGATGCTATTGGGTGGAAAACCGAACATATGACAAACCTTGATTCATTTTTTACCTGATGGATTTACCTATTAATAACAAAGAACTCGACACGATTATTAGTGCTATGAGATTAGGTGGAGATACTGCTCTCTATCAAAAACTCTGGAAATATAAAATAAATTATGACAACAAACAAAAACAAAAGGAGGAATGAAATGACTGATTCTGGATTAAGTTTTCTTAAAGATATTGTAAAAGAAATTGGAGGAGAATACACCCAACTTGCATCGGATATTGATGAAACTGAAAGTTATGTGGATACAGGTTCATACATTTTTAATGCTCTTGTATCTGGTAGCATATTTGGTGGTGTATCTGGGAATAAGATTACTGCAATCGCTGGCGAAACTTCTACTGGAAAAACTTTCTTCAGTCTTGCCGTCGTTAAAAATTTCCTTGATAATAATCCTACTGGATATTGTCTGTATTTTGATACTGAAGCAGCAATCACAAAATCCCTTCTGGAAAGTAGGGGAGTTGACACAAATCGTCTGGTGGTTGTCAATGTAGTTACGGTAGAGGAGTTTCGTACCAAGACACTCAAGGCAGTTGATATTTACTTAAAGAAAAAAGAGGAAGAAAGAAAACCTTGCATCTTTGTGTTAGACTCCTTGGGAATGCTTTCTACAAATAAAGAGATTAATGATGCTCTTGCGGAGAAGGATACTCGTGATATGACAAAGGCACAACTCATTAAGGGTGCTTTCCGTATGCTGACTCTCAAACTGGGTCAAGCAAAGATTCCTATGCTGGTGACGAATCATACCTATGAGTCAATGTCTCTTTATGGAGGAAAACAAATGTCAGGTGGTTCAGGATTACAATATGCTGCCTCTACAATCATTTATCTTTCCAAATCAAAAGAAAAAGACGGTACTGAAGTAATTGGAAATATCATTAAAGCGAAAACGTTTAAGTCGCGTTTAAGTAAAGAAAATCAACAAGTAGAGATTCGTCTGTTCTATGATGAACGAGGTCTTGATAAGTACTATGGTCTTCTTGAACTTGGTGAATTGGGAGAAATGTGGAAGAATGTGGCAGGTAGATATGAAATTGATGGCAAGAAACTTTATGCCAAAGACATCCTGAAAAATATTGAAAAATATTTCACACCAGAAGTAATGGAAAAACTTGATGTAATCGCCAAAGGTCAATTCAGTTATGGATAAAGTTGAGTTCCTAATTCTGCGAAATCTTTTGCATAATGAAGAATATATACGAAAAGTTATACCTTTTATTAAATCAGAATACTTTGAGGATACAAATCAAAAAATTGTATTTGAAGAAATACTTTCTTTCGTTCAGGAATATAATCAACCTGCTACAAAAGAAGTTCTTTGTATTGAGATAGAGAAAAGAAACGATATTAATGAGCAAGAGTTTAAAAAGATTGTTCAAGTCATTTCTTGCTTGGAAGATGTTGCCACTGAACTTAATTGGTTAGTTGATACTACTGAAAAGTGGTGTCGTGATCGTGCTATCTACCTTGCACTGATGGAATCAATTCACATTACTGATGGTAAGGATGCAAAGAAAAATCGTGATAGTATCCCAACAATCCTATCAGAAGCTCTTGCAGTATCTTTTGATACTCATATTGGTCATGATTATCTGTTAGACTATGAACAACGTTATGAGTATTATCATAAGAAGGAAAATCGTATTGAGTTTGATTTAGATTTTTTCAACAAAATTACGAATGGTGGGGTTCCCAATAAGACCCTCAATATTTTTCTTGCTGGAACGAATGTTGGAAAAACTTTGGCAATGTGTCATATGGCGTCGTCATTTTTATTGCAGTCAAAAAATGTTCTGTACATTACTATGGAAATGGCAGAAGAAGAAATTGCAAAAAGAATGGATGCTAATATGTTTAATGTTCCTATTAATCAATTAGAAGATTTGCCAAAATCTATGTTCACTAGCAAGGCATCTAAATTAGTAGAAAAAACAAAAGGTTCCCTTATAATTAAAGAATATCCCACTGCTGCAGCCCACGCCGGACACTTTAAGGCACTTCTGAATGAACTTTCTCTTAAGAAATCTTTTAGACCTGATGTTATTTTTATTGATTATATTAATATCTGTGCATCATCTAGATTTCGTGCTGGAAGTAATATGAATTCTTATAGCATAATTAAATCAATCGCAGAAGAACTTCGTGGTCTTGCTGTTGAGCATAATGTTCCAATTTTCAGTGCTACGCAGACGACACGTAGCGGTTTTAGTTCATCAGACGTTGAAATCACAGATACTTCAGAATCTTTTGGACTTCCTGCGACTGCTGACTTTCTTGTCGCTCTTATCAGCACCGAAGAATTAGAAGGATTAAATCAAATTATGATAAAGCAGTTAAAAAATCGTTATGGTGATAAATCAATTCTCAAGCGTTTTGTTGTGGGTATTGACCGCGCTAAAATGAGACTTTATGATGTAGAACAATCTGCGCAAAATGATATACTTGACTCTGGTAAAGAAGAAGAGTATAATGATGATGAAAGAAAACCTAAAAAATCATTTGAGGGATTTAAATTCTAGTATGACCCAAGTTATTGATACAAACAAATATATTGAGTTCGTTCGTCAAACCACAAGTCCTGCAAGTAGTGACTTCGCAGCACTTCTTACTCGACTAACAGAACTTGAAGCATCTGCTGATGCTGATGTTCCTCGCCTCATGACTGCTGCCTTTGGTATCAGTGCAGAAGCAGGAGAGTTCACTGAAGTTATCAAAAAAATCTTCTTGCAGGGAAAACCTTATAATGAAGATAATGTCTTTCACCTAAAACGGGAATTGGGTGATATCTGTTGGTATATTGCTCAAGCTTGTATGGCTCTTGATACTACTTTTGAGGAGGTGCTCCAAATGAACTATGAAAAATTGAGTGCTCGTTATCCAGAGGGAACTTTTGATATATTCCGTAGTGAAAATCGTGTGGAGGGAGACCTATGACTAAAGACAACCAAGTTAAACTCAAAATGGATATAAGAACTTCACTTGAGGTTCTTCAGGTTCTTGATGGTGCTACTGCTGGATATAGCAAAGAGTATGCCCCAGAAAGGATTGTAAGACTTCGTGAAGTTATGGAACAACTTGATACAGAACTCGAAAAAGTGATTGTGTAATCCAATCCTC